ATGAAAACACCATACTACTGAGGGTATTATAATGGAAAAGGCAGCTAACTTAATTATTGCAACATCTTTGTTACTTCTTGCATTAACAGGATATGCCGCATACAAGGAAGAAGAAATTAAACAAAGATTTGATTATGTTTGTAGAGACGCAGGTGGTATTCCATTACGTGCTACATATCATTACGATCCAAAAGAAAATAAAATGCATTATGTTTGTTTGAAAACAACGTCCGTAATGGACTTAGAGGAGTATTAAAATGTATAAAATGTTTTTTATTAATATTGCTGCAATTGTTATTGGTTATTTTCTTGGTAATGCAATTGCTTCAGCGGCAGATAAACCAGAATATAAATGTTATACTAATAAAGAATTTATGCAGTATATTGAGGACAATCATCTTGTAACAGTATATGGCGGTGATACAACAACAAACAAAAGACAAGAACTTTTGATTTCTAATGATCGTCGTGCAGTTGCTGTTGAATATGATAAAACAAAAGATGGAAATGCGTTGGCGGCAGATAAGTATTGTGTAACTAGTGTAATTCATGATGTTACATTTAATGATTCTGCAATTGAATTCTTATCTAAGTTGTTGGATAAAGTTAGGGGCCAAAAGACCTAATGTGTTCTCAGTTTAATACATTATATGGTATTGAAGATCTTCCATCAAAAGCTTGCGTTAAGTGTGGTGAGGAGAAAACTCTTGATAAATTTCATGCCAGAACAAAAAAGAAAAGCGGTGGTCTTGTTGGTAATGTATGCAAAGTTTGTAACAATAGAAGTGAAGAACAGTTAAAAATTATTAAGAAGGCAATAAACTTTAAACAAGATGATCCTGAACTTACTTGTGCATGTTGTGGTGTAACTGCAAAAGAATTGTTTGGACACAGATATCTAAAGAATCCTTGGTGTGTTGATCATGATCACGTAACAGGAGAATTTAGAGCAATAATATGTAGAGATTGTAATTCTGGTTTATCAATGTTTAGAGACGATCCTGAGTTACTAAAGAAAGCATATAACTTTCTTGTTAAATTTCATAAGAAAAGGTCAAAACTATTAAACACAGAAGGAAAATAAAATGTCTGATGATTTGTTGTTGAAAAACTTAGTTAAAGCATCTGCTAGTCTTTCTACAGGTGGTTTAGGAATAAAGAAACCAATTGTTGATATTCGTGTTGTTATGTTTCCTAAAATGATTTTACATCCACAGACCAAGGAAATGGTTATGGTTCCTATGCAGGATTTTCAATATCAACGTGAAGGTTCTGATGAATGGTTTTCTATGCCAGGAATTGAAAAAGAAAAACACGAACCTAACCCAGAAGTTAAACAAAATGGTGTTGGAAATGAAAATTGAAATTGATACTGAGTTTTGTGATCAGCTTTTTAAACAGATTTTGGTTGAAGATTGGAAACTTGTGAAGATGGAATTAAACCGTCTTAAAAGTATTGAAAATCCTCTCTCTCATCATCTAGAAGATCTTAAAATCCAAAAAAAGTTAAAGAAAGCATATGAAACTATTATTCGCTATACTCATTCGTATGACGAAGCGAATGAAATTGTAGGAGTTAAAAAATGAGTAAAGATAAGTGGTGTGTAATTGGTCATCCTGATAATAAAGAAACGCAGGAAATGATTAATCTCATTAAAGAGAAAACAGACATTGAGCCAAAATTCTTTGCTATGTACTCTACCATGATGGCATTTATTCGTCATTCTGGTTTGAATGAAAATAAACCAATTGCATATCATGCTGGATTTCTTGTTGCTGAGAGTATTGAAGATTTAAAAGCAGATTTTGCTTCTTGGGAGAAACATGATTTATGAAAAAGATTATTTTAAGCCTATTGGTGTTATCCTTTTGTGGCTGTTCTCAGCTTAAATATTCGGAATGTGTTTTACGGGATTCAACATCAAACCCATGCAACTGGTAATCAAGGTCCAATAGGTCTTGACGAAGAAGTAATAGATCAGTATAAATAGAATTGCCAAGGTCGTTGAGAGACGAAGAATAAGCATACTGGACGTGGGGGCAGAACCCACCGCCTCCACCACGGTAACACTAGATCAAGGCTGGTATCCTGTATTAAAGTTGCCCCTTCTTGAGAAAGTTGCGGTTACAAATAACCATTAATCTAGTGTTACTTTGATGGGGGCGAAATAGGGTTGACGGATGTAGTAAAGTCGTAAGGAGACCGAAGGCAAATAACAAATGCAGCAAATGATAATGCTCCATTTGGTTACGCTTTAGCAGCGTAATTCATTGGGTTGGTAGTCATCCTAGAAACAGAAAACTACCATTTTTATGGAGATAAAAATGACCAAAACTCAAAAACTAATCATGAAATTCTATAAAGCAATTCTTGATAAGAATGCTAAAAAAGAAAGAAAGTTTTGGATTAAAATAATTAAAAAAAGTTTCAATAAAAAGAAAACACAGGCTATTAAGTAATAGGTTCCGTAGCTCAACTGAATAGAGCAACGCTCTTCTAAAGCGTAGGTTATTGGTTTGAGTCCAATCGGAATCGCCATTTTTAAAGGATAAAATGTGAAAAAAGTATTAATTTCCTTATTATTATTTTTTTCAACATCTTCACTTGCCAGTGTTGATGTTGTAGTTACCAAAAAAACACAAACAATGGATGTGATTGTTGATGGTGAACATCTTTATAGATGGCCTGTCTCCACAGCACGTAAGGGACATTATACACCTACTGGAACATTCCACCCTTATTCAATGCAATTAATACATTATTCTAGAAAATATGATAATGCACCAATGCCATATTCTATATTTTTTAATGGAGATTATGCTATTCACGGTACCTCTAGTGTTGCTAATCTTGGTCGTCCTGCTTCGCATGGGTGTGTTAGATTGGCTACTAATAACGCTAAAACACTTTATAATTTAATAAAGAATTATAATTCAACAATCATAATCAAATAGGAGGTTTATATGAGATACAACCATCCGTTTTGGAACAGTCCAATAATTAATTTTGTTGCAACTAAAGTCAGTAAATTTAACTCTTGGTTATGGTTTAAACAATATGGCCCAAAACAATAAGCATAGTTATTCCGTTGAATGGAATTTAATGTACTATTTACAGTATGAATTAAATAATGTTCTTCAACATGAGGAACTTGATGAAGATGTTAAAAAGTCAATTGAAAAATATCTTGAAAAACGTGTAAAACAAATAAAAGAGAAATTAAAATGATTGATATGTTTGCAAGGGAAATTGAAAAACTAAAAAACTCTAAGAATATAAATTACATGGAAGCTGTAATTTTATTCTGTGAGAAACATGGATATGAAGTTGAAGCAGTGGCTCTTTTAATTAAAAAAGACCCCGTTCTTAGCGCCAAAATTAGAAATGAGGCAGAATTATCAAATTTATTAAAATATAAAGGAGGAAACCGTCTTCCAATCTAAATAGCTAGTAGGTTATTTAACCGGAGGAGCCTGGATGTTCATAGATATCAAAGGTAAATCTGTGAAAACTCCTAGATTTCTGATTAAAGAAGCGGCTATATTTTATGGAGAATATTTATTAGGTAAAAAACTGGCAGAAAAAGTCAGTTTAACCATAGAATTTGATAAACACGAAGATATGGATAATGATTATGCTTATTGTGATTATATAGACGAAAATCCTAAATGGTTTGTTATAACAATTAACAGAACATTATCAAAAAAAGACACTCTCATGGCGTTAGCGCATGAGATGGTTCATGTAAAACAATACGCCAAAGGCGAACTAAAAGACCTTTCAAGACCAGCAAGAATGACTAAATGGATGGGCGAAAAGTTTATTCCAGAAGAAATGGATTATTGGGAACAACCTTGGGAGGTTGAGGCATATGGTCGTGAAAGAGGTCTATATCTTAAATTTATGGCAAAGATGAAGGATAATGACAGCATTTGAAGTATATAAAGAATATGTTGCTTTAAAGCAGCATTTTTCTACTGAATCATATGATTATTTTCGTTATGGAGGAAAATCAAAACTTAAACCAGAATCATTTCAAAAACGCAAAGACAAAATATTTTTTGAAAAACTTGCAAAACACACAGACGTTCATGGCTTTCTTGTTGCTAACCTTAGTGTTAATGAGAAGCTTTGGATTAGAGATTTAGCATATTCAGAAAATGCTGAATTAAATTATAAAAACTGGTCAAAATACAACCAAGCACTCACATATAATTTTAAACAAGATCTGTCCAAAATAGATTCAAATTTTAATAAAAACTTTATTTGTGAAGACCACCAGCATCCAATTCTTTTAAAAAAATATTTGGCTAATGAAATTAGTCTAGAGACTTTATGTATTCTTGTTGATGTAACAAATGCATTAAAATATTGGAATAAAGAAATGGAGTTTGATCTTGTTTGGGATATGTTGAAAATAAAAATTAAAAAATATATACCTTTTATTAAATATGAAAAAGAAAAATACAAGAAAATAGCACTTGACTTTTTCTCCCAAAAGTAATATACTAAATATTGTAGGGTGATACAAATGCCCTTCATACACTGTTATACATCGCAATACGGAGAATATACATGGATTTTAAGTCGCTTAAATCAAATTCTGGTAAGAGATCTCTTTCTGCTCTTACTGAACAATTAAATAAAGTATCGTCATCAGAATCAGCTAAGAAGGGTGATGATCGTTTTTGGAAAGCTACAGTTGATAAGGCTGGTAACGGCTATGCTGTAATTAGATTTCTTGATTCCCCACAAAATGAAGATGTTCCTTTTGTTCGTGTGTTTGATCATGGATTTAAAGGCCCAGGTGGTTGGTATATTGAAAACTCTTTGACCACTATTGGTAAGCAAGATCCAGTTTCTGAATTCAATACTAAACTATGGAATTCAACAACTGATGATAATTCACCAGAGCGTAAACAGGCACGTGATCAAAAGCGCCGCCTTCATTTCATTTCCAACATTTATGTTGTTCAGGATCAAGC